TCCGGCGAAGGACGGATTGACGGGGATTCCGATGGAAGGTTTGATGGTTTTGAACCGTTTATTGAAGGCTGAGGGTGTCATGGAGACGGTTGGAAGTGAGCGCCACAAGGTCATTTTGGTGTCAAGGTGGCGTGAAGAGTTCGCAAAAATGAGGGTTGGGAGGTCTGAGAAGACCATCACCAACAACATGACGGACATCTGTCGGGTGCTCGAAAGTGCTCAAAAGATAGGCATTTCTGGGCTAAAAGTCTGGTGTATTTATGATTCGGTTGAGGTGTTTTAGCGTTGTCCCGATTGTCCCGATTGTCCCGATTCGGGAAAATCAGGAAGGCGAAAAGAGCTTCCCGTTGTCCCGATTGTCCCGAAATCCCTAGAATAGGGATCGGGATCGGGACGGGAAGATCAGGATTGTTGTTTTTTGGGGAAAGGTTGAAAGATGAAAAAAGTGTCTAGTTTGGCGTCCAAGATGCCAGATTTTCCGATCAGCGAGTTCGATGCGGCGAAGGCGTCTTTGTTGATTGATTTGCGGGTTGCGAAGGATCAGCATGAGTCGGCGTGGGGAATTGATCGTCTGGTGATGTTGGTGGATACTGACTTGCGGGTCAAGGTCTGGGCGCAGCTGGAAAGGGTTTGGGCTGCGCAGCAGGCTCGAGACATTGAGCGCATGGCCAAGGCGGTCAGCGGCATGAAGAAGGCGTACCAGGCGATGGAGCGCTGGGCCGAGGAGAACAATGTTCAACGGGTGCCTGACGTCAGCGCGGTTGAGTGGAAGATGCAGGACGGTAGCGTGATGGTCGTAGTGCGTAGTGTGAATGATGCCGTAGCGTACCAACAGTTCAGGCCAGACATTGCAAACAGACACGTTTGGTGTATGGAGGAAATCGAGATGCTGATGGAGTCACCAGTCATGCAGGAGATGATTAAACTCAAGAGCCTGATGCCGGGCTCGAGGATGACGAGGATAGAGCCAGCGCCTGGCGAAGGTGGTGCTACGGGATTTGATGACTTCCCGGACTCGGATATTGATCTGAGTGGTGATTACGCCAAGCTGTTCGACACTAGCCAGTACGACAAGCGGAAGATGGCAACGAAGGGGGCAAATCATGCGTAGGAGAGGTTTTAGGGGTTGCAAGCATGGCGGGTAGGCCAAAACACAAGCGTGACCTTGTAGCGCTTTCTACGATGCCGGTGAAGCAGATCACCACCATGCTGGAAAGCGCCAAGTCGATGGCCGATATCTGCATGGAGCTCAAGGTTAGCCGCAGCGCGATCGAAGAGTGGCTGGCGAAACCAGAGCAGGAGGGGCTGCTGGCCCGCGCCCGCGCGCGAGCAGCTGACGACATTGTAAGTGCGACGATCGCCATTGCGGACAGCGAGCCGGTGGAGGAATCGCAGAAGACCAGGCTGCGCATCCAGACCCGGCAATGGGTTGCGGAGCGCTGGAATGCACCTGCGTACGCTCAGAACAAGGGGCAGAACGTCAGCATCAGCATTGCCGGCCTGCGCCTGGATGCGCTGCGCCACGTCGAGATTGTTGAGCAGCCAGAGCAAATACGGGGAACAAACCGGGGAACAGATGGCGATGCGTGAGAATAATATCGTTGTGAATCAACATCTTATGTCTATGGTTGGAATCCTTACTTAGGGTTCCAACTCAGATATGGGGGATACCGCATCATTCGAACCACTAGCATTCATGAGGGTTGCAGCGCCATGATCTGCCGTTCCCCACATAAACCCCATCAAACCGAGAACAGTGCCTGGGCGCCGGATAGGACGGATAGGACGACTAAGCTCCGGATAGGACGACTAAGCGCCGAACAGGACGGACAGCCGCCGGGCGCCAGCCGCCGGCCGCCGGACCCCCCCCCGTCTGGCGGCTGGCGGGGGGCGGTTGTTGCAGCGCCAAACACCTACCGCCGAAACGCCAGCATTAAAAGCATTACCCAGCATTACCCAACAGCATTACCCAGCACTACCCCCCCCACCCCCCAATGATTAACGATAATCGCCTTCCGAAAAAAAATAATGATAAACAATAAGCAGCAACTAAATAATCCGTTTATCGAGTTTGTAAAACTCTATAAGAATAATCCTGTACGATTCGTAAAGGAAGTGTTAAATGTTAAACCGGATAACTGGCAGGAGGAGTTTCTTAATCATATTGCGGCTAACAATAGGAGAATATCGGTTCGTAGTGGGCATGGCGTAGGTAAATCGACTGCCGCAAGCTGGGCGATTATCTGGTATTTAATGTTACGTTTCCCGGTGAAGATTGTGGTTACTGCACCGACCAGCAGCCAGCTTTATGACGCCTTGTTTGCGGAATTAAAGCGTTGGGTTAAGGCATTACCGGCGAGCTTGCAGGACCAGCTCGAGGTTAAGCAGGACCGGATTGAGGTAAAGGAGGCGCCGACCGAGGCGTTCATCAGCGCCAGGACGAGTAGAGCAGAGCAGCCCGAGGCGCTGCAGGGCGTCCACTCGGAGAACGTGATGCTGGTTGCGGACGAGGCGAGTGGCATTCCGGAGCAGGTGTTTGAGGCTGCAGCCGGGTCCATGTCTGGCCACCAGGCGGTGACGCTGCTCCTGGGGAACCCGGTGCGCAGCTCTGGATTTTTCTTTGATACGCACAACCGTCTCAAGGAGGACTGGATCACCATGAAGGTGAGCTGCGCCGACAGCCCGAGGGTGAGCGATGCCTACATGGACGAGATGAAGTCCAGGTATGGCGAGGAGAGCAATGCGTATCGGATCAGGGTATTGGGAGAGTTTCCGAGAGGCGATGACGATACGGTGATCCCGATGGAGCTGATTGAGCTGGCGATGCACCGGGATGTTGCGGTGAGTGCAACAGCGAGGGTTGTGTGGGGGTTAGACGTTGCGCGGTTTGGGAGTGACAGGAGCGCGTTGTGCAAGCGCCAGGGGAATGCGGTGACGGAGCCTGTTAAGACGTGGAAGAATCTGGACCTGATGCAATTGACTGGTGCCGTTGTGGGTGAGTGGGAGGCGCTGCCACCTAGCCAGCGTCCGCATGAGATCATGGTAGATAGTATTGGGTTGGGGGCTGGCGTTGTGGACCGCCTGCGCGAGCTGAAGCTGCCGGCGATTGGGATAAACGTCTCAGAGAGCCCTGCGATGGGCGGGACGTACAGGAATCTGAAGGCTGAGCTATGGCACAAGGCCAAGGCTTGGCTGGAGAAGCGGGACTGCCTGATGCCCAAGGATGAGGTGCTGATGGCTGAGCTGGCCACCTGCAGGTACTTCTTCACCAGCAGCGGGAAGATTCAGATTGAGGGGAAGGACGAGATTCGCAAGCGAGGGCTGAACAGTCCAGACAAGGCAGATGCGTTTTGTCTTACATTTGCAGGTGACGCTGGCACTGCGATGTATGGGAGCCAGCTGGGGAATAAGTGGGGCCAGAGCCTGAAACGTAACCTATCGAGGGTCGCATAATGAAGAAGTTGGACGCTGCCGCCAAGAAGATTGGCAAAGTCATGCACGAGTACAAGGTGGACAAGCTCAAGAGCAGCTCGGGGATGAAGGTGAAGAGCCGGCCCCAGGCGATTGCGATTGCTTTGTCTGAGGCGCAGAAGGTTAAGGGGAAGATGAAATGAAAGACTCAATGAATGGGATGGGTAATGGGATGGGTAATGGGAAGATGAGCATGGGGCGTCAGATCCCTGGCGCTATGAAGCACGCAGTGATGCTGATCATGTCGGGCAAGCCAGAGGGAGAGAACTGTCCCGCGGCAACGCAGGACATTAAGGTGAACTTGAAGAATCGCGCTAAGGCGATTACAACTGCCGCCTATGGTCCCATGAACCCGGCAGAGAAGAATCAGGACTTCTGGCGCAAGAAGGCCGAGGCATGGGGCAGCGCCAGCATCAAGGACGCCAAGTCCAGCAGGTGCGGCAACTGCTCAGCGTTCAACGTGAGCCCCGAGATGGAAGACTGCATTGCCAACGGCATCGGCAGCGAGGGCGATCCCTGGGGAATGATTGAGGCTGGCGACATGGGCTACTGCGAGATCTTTGACTTCAAGTGCGCCGGCAGTCGGACTTGTGATGCTTGGGTTGCTGGTGGACCTAACGAGGGTGACGGTGAGGAGATGGACACCGAGCTTGATACGTCAAAAGAAGAGTGACTCCGATTGTCATCTCGACGGTAAACGGCAAGGGGTTGCCTGTACTGCTGGAGTCCATCCGGCAGTACGCACCACAGGTGCAGGTGTACATCCGTGGATCCGAGAGCGTGCTCGAGCGCTTGGACTACCGCAAGGCGAAGCTGATCTTTGGTCAGCCAAATAACTTTGGCGATGACTACAACCACGTCATCAGCCGGGCTTTGGATGATGGCCACCTGGGGGTTATCGTGACCAACGATGACATTGTGCTGACTCCCAGCAGCTACCGCATCCTGATGGATGACGTGGACGTTGTGGATACCCTGGGGCGCAAGGTTGGCCTGGTTGGTGCCAGGTCAGACGCCATCAGGCCACTGCAGAATGTGCGCCTTAACCAGGAGGGTGAGCAGCTAAACGGTATGCGTTTTACGCATGAGGCGTACATCAGGCCGGCGCCGGCCATCAGTCCCATCTTTGCGTTCCTAAGCGAGCAGGCGTTCTCCGAGTGCCGGTTCCCGCCGATTAACTATTTTGGCGATGACGTCATCTGCCGGGACCTGGCGCAAAGTGGTTACGAGCACTTTGTCAGCGCCAGCTACGTCCACCACATCGGAAGCAATACCATCGGCACCGATGCTCAGGCATTGACCGATGAATCAATGCCTTGGCTTAGGGCTAACCGACAAGAATATCTTGATGAGTGGTTTAAGTCTTAATCTGGGGTCTGGCAGGGATTGGCGCGAGGATTGTGTCAATGCTGATATTAAGGACAGCGTCAGGTGCGACTGGATGATGGACGTTTGCGATATTAAGTGGGGGCGCCATTTCAAGTGTCGCTTTGGGTTTATCTGCATTCGACCAGGACTATTCAAACAAATCATTGCCAATGACGTCCTGGAGCACGTCAGCGACCTAGTCAAGTGCATGACCAATTGCAAGGATTTGCTCACCGAGGACGGTGAGATGCACATTCGGGTGCCGTATGACCTGAGCTATGGCGCCTGGCAGGATCCGACCCACGTCCGGGCGTTTAACGAGCGCAGCTGGCTCTACTACTGCGAGTGGTCCAGCTACATCGGCTGGACGGATAGGTTTGACCTGGTGAGCATGGACTACTGTTTGAGCGACCTGGGGCAGAGTTTAGAATTGCCACAGGAAGAATTAGTGCGCACGCCCAGGGCGGTTGACGCCTTACAGCTGGTGCTCAAGAAGAGAAAAGGACCACCGAAATGATTGAAACCAAGCCCAACACCGATGACCAGGCGATGGAGACAATGGACTCTGACGAGCTCCAGGGCATCATTGTCCAGGAGATCACGGACGCTGTAAGCTACATCGACACCGACCTGAGCCCAGTTCGGGCCAAGGGTACGGAGTATTACCGCGGCGACCTGTTTGGGAACGAGGAGGATGGGCGCAGCCAGGTGGTGGCGATGGAGGTGCGCGATACGGTGAGCGCCATGATGCCCAGCCTGATGCGCATCTTCTTCAACACCGAGAACGTGGTTGAGTTTGTGCCACAGGGTCCCGAGGACGTCAAGGCTGCGCAACAGGCAACCGACTACTGCAACTACGTCTTCAACTCTGACAACAACGGTTTTGTCACCACCTACGCCACCTTCAAAGACTCCCTGGTGCGCAAGTGCGGGATTATGAAGGTCTGGTGGGATGAGGAGGAGACGGTCCGCATTGAGGAGTACAGCGGACTGGATGACCAGACGCTGCAGATCCTGCAGCAGGAGCCCGAGGCAGACGTCAATATTGTTGTGAGCTACCCGGATCCAACGATGGCGCAGATGCAGGCGCAGCCACAGATGGACCCGGCAACAGGGATGCCGGCGCCACAACCGATGCTGCATGACGTCCAGATCAAGCGCGTCATCAAGGATGGCAAGGTGCGCGTGATGTCGGTGCCGCCCGAGGAGCTGCTGCTTGATCGTCGAGCCAGGTCATTTGATGACAGCTCAATCATTGCTCACCGCCAGATGGCCACAGTGATGGACCTGATGGCGATGGGCTACGAGCAGGACGAGATTGAAGAGAACGTCTCCAGCACCGACCTGGACACCAATCAGGAGTACCTAGCACGCCAGCCACGCACCAGCTACGGCAGCAACATTGAGAGCGCCAACCCGATGATGCGCCGGGTGCTGTACATCGAGGCATACACGCGAATTGACTTTGACAAGGACGGTATTCCTGAGCTGCGCAAGATATGCTGCATGGGCGCCGGCTACAAGGTTGTGCGCAACCTGCCGGCGAGTTACATACCGTTCGTGGACTTTCCCTGCGATCCAGAGCCGCACACCAGCCCACTTGAGGCGATGTCCATCTTTGACATCACGCACGACATCCAGGAGATCAAGAGCGAGATCCTGCGCAATACGCTGGACAGCCTGGCGCAGAGCATCCATCCGAGGACCGCTATCGTCGAGGGCCAGGTAAACATTGATGACGTCCTAAACAACGAGACTGGCGCCATCATCAGAATGCGAGCCCCAGGCATGGTGCAGGCTTTCAGCTCTCCCTTTGTTGGCCAGGCGGCGTTTCCAATGCTGGAGTACATCGACCAGATCCGCGAGGACCGCACCGGGATGAGCAAGGCCGCGATGGGGCTCAATGCTGACGCGCTGCAGTCCAGCACCAAGGCAGCGGTAGCGGCAACCATCAGCGCCAGCCAGGGGCGCATTGAACTGATCAGCCGCCTAATGGCCGAGGGCATGAAGAAGCTCTTCAAGGGCATTTTGTTCCTGGTGACAACGCACCAGGACAAGGCTCGCATGGTCCGGTTGCGCAATGAGTGGGTGCAGATTGATCCGAGGGCATGGAATGCCGCGATGGACTGCAGTATCAACATCGGGTTGGGTAACGGCGACACCAACGAGCGCATCCAGGCACTGATGCAGATTAGCGCCAAACAGCAGGAGGCTCTGACGCAGCTGGGGGTCATGAATCCGCTGGTAACTGCTGGCCAGTACAGTAGCACATTGCGCAAGATTGTGGAGCTCTCAGGCTTCAAGGACCCCAGCCAGTTCTTCAATCAGATCCCAGCTGACTACCAGCCGCCACAACCACCGGCACCTAAGCCAACACCAGAGGAGGTGCTGGCGCAGGTGCAGGCGCAGAGCATCCAGGCCGACATCCAGAAGAAGGCGGCTGAGCTCGAGCTCAAGCGCCAAGAGATGGTGATGGCAGATGACCTGGCGCGTGACCGCATGAACCAGGAGATGTATCTCAAGAAGTACGAACTGGAGCTCAAGTACGGTGCGCAGCTGAGCACCGCCGAGATAATGGCGGCTCAGAATGTTGACCGCGAGGCGATGAAGCAGCAGTCTGCACTGATGCAGGCCCAGATGCCACAACAGATGCAGCAGCCAATGCAGCAGCAGCCGCCACAACAGATGCAGCCACCACTTGACCTTACACCTGGGATGATGCAATGAGCAACGAGGACATACTACGCAAGGGCCACAAAGCCGAGCAACTTCTAAACGAGGAAGTGTTTGTTTCAGCGCTGCAGCAGCTGCAGGATACTCAGCTCTGGATTTTCAAGTCCAGCAAGGCCGAGGAGACATCCAAGCGTGAATCGGCTTGGGCTATGATCCAGGCAATTGACAACCTGAGGCTTGAGATTAAAAAGATGGTAGATAATGGAAAGATGGCGGCTAAGCAATTGGAGCGCCTTCAAAAGTCAACAGCTTGAGGAATAGATAATGCCAGCACCAAGTCCGCAAGGAAGTGCGCCACAGAATTTGAACGTTGCCAATGCGGCAGCTGCTATCAGCGCGATGCTGCCTGGGGAACCAGGAGAACAGCAGGACGGTGAGATGCAGGATGAATTGACGCAAGTTGATTCAGCGGCTTCCGATGAATCCGGGTCGGGTGATGCAGACGCATCCGATGAGGGTACAACGGAGGAACAGTCCGAGGAGACTGGTGAAGATGAGGATGACGAAAAGCCACCTGCATTTACCGTCAAAGTAGACGGCAAAGATGTAACGGTGACGCTGGACGAACTCCAAAAAGGCTACAGCAGGACCCAGGACTACACTCGCAAAACACAGCAGGTTGCCGAGGCGCGTAAAGCGTTTGAGTCAGAGGCAGGTGCCGTGCGAGCAGAGCGTGAGCAGTATGCTCAGCTATTGGGATCATTGCAGGCCCAGTTGCAGCAGAATGCGGCACCACAGGTAGATATGGATGCACTCTACAACGAGGATCCTATTGAGTGGGTGAAGCAGCGTGAGGTGATGCGCGACAGACAAGAGACAATGGCGGCTATTCAGTCCGAGCAGCAGCGATTGAGTCATGTCCGAGCGCAGGAGCAGTATCAGAACATGAAGGCACACCTGGAACACCAGGAATCCGAATTGCTCAAAGTGATACCCGAGTGGAGCAACCCAGACAAGGCGCGAGCTGAGAAGACTCTGATTATTGAATTTGGTCAGAAACTGGGATTCCAACCTGACGAGCTGAAGAACATATTTGACCACCGGGCTGTCGTTGCGTTGCGTAAGGCTGCGCTGTACGACCAGATGATGAGCAAACGAGGACTCATCAAGCCGGTGGTGAATAACGGACCAAAACCCGCTAAGCCTGGAGCAGCGGGGCGAATGAACAATACGACTGACATAACGAGATCAAAGCAACGTCTTGCGAAAACGGGTCGCGTCAATGATGCGGCATCAGCAATTGAACTTCTATTGAGGTAAGCAAAATGACTATCGTTACCAATACCTTCACGACATACTCTGCAAAGGGTATCCGTGAAGATCTCAGCAATATCATTACGAATATTGCACCGGAAGAGACTCCGTTCCAATCCAACATCGGAAAAGAGTCTGTTACCAATACGCTTTACGAATGGCAAACCGATACGCTGCAAGCTGCAGCTACGAATGCCCAGCTGGAGGGCGATGACGTTGGGACCTACGATCCTGTAACCGCTACGGTGCGGATGCAGAACTACTGCCAGATCAGCCGCAAGACGGTTGTGCTGTCAGCCACCGAGGAAATTGTCAACAAGGCAGGACGCAAGTCTGAGCTGGCTTACCAGCTGGCTAAGAAGGGCTCCGAGCTCAAGCGGGACATGGAACTGATAATGACCAACAGTCAGGTCGCAAGCGCAGGCAGCACCAGTGCTGCTCGCACCAGCGGCTCGATTTTGGCTTTTATCAAGACCAACACCGATGCGCAGACCAATGGCGTCGAACCGTCTTACACCACGCTGCCAAACAGCTTGCGTACAGATGGCAATGTGCGGACCTTTACGGAAACCATTCTCAAGAATGTTATCCAGAAAGTTTGGACGTCTGGCGGCACTCCGAAGATGTTGATGACGGGTCCTGTTAATAAGCAGCGCGTCAGCGGATTCTCTGGTATTGCGGCTACACGTTTCAATATTGAAGGCGGTGCTCGCCCAGCAACTATCGTCGGAGCTGCAGACGTTTACGTCAGCGACTTTGGCAATGTGTCTGTTGTGGCCAATCGCTTCCAGCGCGAGCGTGATGGCCTGGTGCTTGATCCTGAGTACGCATCGGTAGCCTACCTGCGTCCGTTCCAGCAGATTGAGCTGGCCAAGACTGGTGACGCAGAGAAGCGTATGCTGGTGGTTGAGTATGGCTTGAAGGTCCTGGCTGAAAATGCTCATGGCCTGGCCGCTGACCTGGTCACTTCCTAAGTGAACTAAACGAATGGGCCGGGGCAACCCGGTCCATTTTTAATGATGGAAACTAGAATTTTTGATCGTAATGAATCCCTGGGTATTACCAGGTTGTGGCATTACGATCCAGATACTGATGAGGCAACGATTGAGACAAAGCAGGACGTCTCTGCAGTCATCGAAGAAAACAAGGACGAGTTCAATGCCATTGACAACAAGGCGAACTGGACTGGCGAGTGGCACCGGGTTGCTAGTATCCCGCTAAACATTTTCTACGAGTTGCAATCAAGCGGCAAGCTAAGTGACCAGGCTTACATGAAGCGCTGGCTCAATGATCCAGATAACAGGTTCTTTCGCACGAGGCCAGGCAAGGTATGAATGTTGTTGCAGTCTGCACGCCAGCGAGGGACATGGTCCATACGCAATACGCATATTGTTTGGTGAACATGGTTGCATTCCATGTTTGCAGCACCGAGGACAGAATAGACCTTAAAATCATGCAGGGGACGCTGATACAGAATCAGCGAGCTGATCTTAGCCTGGATGCCATGCGAGAGGGGTGTACTCACGTCCTGTTCATTGACAGCGACATGACCTTCCCCCAGGACATGGTAGGCCGGCTGCTGGCGCATGACGTGGACATTGTCGCAACGAATTGCGCCAGGCGCAGGATGCCGACTGGTCCAACGGCAAAGATCAAGAACAAGCTGATCTTCTCAATGCCTGAGGATACCGGCCTGCAGGAGGTGGATACGATTGGGATGGGGGTCATGCTGATCAAGGCAGACGTCTTCAAGAAGATGTCAGAGCCCTGGTTTGAGACTCCCTGGAGGACTGACGCCAGGGGCTACATTGGAGAGGACGTCTTCTTCTGCAACAAGGCAAAGTCGATTGGATATAAAATCTACATTGACCACGATGTCTCAAAAGAGATCGGACACATAGGGACGTTCGAATTTCGGCACGAGCACACATGGGTGGTCAAGGAGTTGAAGGACAAAGAGGTGACATAGATGGCTCTCACGACCTACGCTGAGTTAAAGACATCCGTTGGTGATTGGCTCAATAGGTCTGACCTGGCCACAGTCATTGCTGACTTTGTCACATTGGCCGAGGCGCAGATAGAGAGAGCCTTGCGCACTAGGCAGATGCTGACCAGGCTTTCTGGCACTGTCACTGCTGAGTACACCGCGCTGCCGACTGACTTCCTCGAGACAAAGACGCTCAAGCTCACCAGTTCAAACCCAATTACTGCGCTGCAGTTTGAGTCTATCAACGCGCTTGATGACCTAAAGCAGACCTTGACTAGCAGCGGCAAGCCCAAGTTCTTTGGCATTTCCGGCGACTACTTCCGTCTCCTTCCGGTGCCGGACACCAGCTACACCTACGAGCTGGACTACTATGCGAGCCTGGCCAATCTTTCTGGCAGCAACACCAGCAACTGGCTGCTTGCAATGGCGCCTGACGTCTACCTGTACGGATCCCTGCTCCAGGCTGCTCCTTACCTGCAGGATGACCAGCGCATCAGCGTCTGGGCTGCGCTGTACCAGCGCGGCCTCGAGGATCTCAGAGTTGCAGATGACAGGGCGAGTGGCGCCGGCACTATGCTTGTAAGAGCACGAACCTTTGGATAAAACATGGCAGATACGACCACCACCAACCTACTACTCACCAAGCCAGAAGTCGGTGCCAGCACCGACACCTGGGGAACCAAGGTCAATACGGACCTTGATCTGGTTGATGCTCTGTTTACAGCAGACGGCACCGGAACCAGCGTTGGGCTCAATGTTGGCTCTGGTAAGACTCTAGCAGTCACCGGGACCCTGACGAGCACCGGCACTACCAACCTAACGTCTCCAGCAGTCACTACAGGGCTCACCACGCCTTCTACAACCTTTGCCCTGGCAAACACCACGGCGACCACTGTTAACGCCTTTGGAGCAGCCACTGCCGTAAACGTAGGAGCTGCCACCGGGACCATGACGGTGGCCAATACCACGCTGGCAGCGAAGGCCATCACCGCCAGCACCACGCTCAATGTCACCGGGGTCGCAACGCTGGGCAACGGCGCCGTCCTGGGAACGCCGACCAGCATGACGGCTACCAACATCACAGGGACGGCGGCGGGACTGACGGCAGGCAATGTAACGACCAACGCCAATCCGACTGGTGGAGTTACAAGCGTTGGCAATGCCGCTACCGTTGTCACCAACGCCAATCTGACCGGGCCAATCACATCCGTAGGCAACGCAACCAGCATTGCAAGCCAGACAGGGACCGGCACCACCTTTGTGATGAACACCAGCCCAACGCTGGTAACGCCTGCACTTGGGACGCCTAGCGCATTGGTTGGGACGAACATCACAGGGACTGCGACAGCATTTACCGCGAGCAATGTGACGACCAACGCCAATCTGACCGGCGGCGTTACAAGCGTTGGCAATGCCGCTACAGTCATCACTAATGCCAATCTGACCGGCGATGTAACCTCAGTCGGTAACGCCACAACGCTGACCAATGCCCCTGTCATTGCCAAGGTATTGACAGGCTATGTATCTGGTGCTGGAACAGTCGCAGCCACGGATTCAATCCTGCAAGCTATTCAAAAGCTGAACGGCAATGACGCGACTAACGCCAATTTGACTGGTGCAGTCACCTCAGTCGGTAACGCCACATCATTGGGGTCATTCAGTTCAGCCAATCTTTTGGGTGCTCTTACCGATGAGACAGGCACAGGGTCTGCCGTATTTGATACTTCTCCAACCTTCACAACATCAATAAATTCTGGTGTTAGTTTTACCGCATTTGCAGGGGCCACTACATCATTGACGCTGGGCGGTACTG